TTTTAATATCCTACGAAAGTTTTCGGAGTCATCTACATTTTGTATTTCCGAAACAATAATTTTCTCAATTTTCTTAGCTTTTGTGAATACTGTTGCGTTTTCATTTATGTAAATATCAGCGTCAAAGCTCTCATAACAAACCCTGCTTACGTTAATTCCGCTTTTGTCAATCTCTGGGAAAACCTCTTGTAATGACTGGAAATGCTCTCTATGTTTTGAGCGATCTGCTATCTTAACAAGGGCTTTTAATCCATTACCAGATGGACTAACCCAGCATGCATAAACAAAATCATTTGAAATAATTTCCGTTTGCTTATCCCTTAAATCAGAAATATCGTCAAAGTCAAGCACAATGAAACCGCTATGTTCAATAAGTTGATCATCTTTTCTGTCTACACCAAACTTTCCACTGAAACATACGGAAGGTAGATTTAATTTAATTTTATTAGCCTTTTCCTTGTCAAGTGTATTTCTAATTTCAGTAACAAGTTCTTTACTTGAACCTTTTTTAATCCTTTCTAATGCTTTTTCAATCGTTATAAAATGTGGCTCCTTGCTAAAAATGTTTTTAAAAATAGTAGCTGTCATCGTATTAATTTAAAGTTTTTCCTAATTCCTGTTGTCTTTTCTTGTAAGCTTCAAAATCTCCATTTTTGTAAATCTGCGTTTTTGGTACATCAGAACCAATCAATTCATCATTCCAAGAACTATTGTTAAAGAAAGTCTGAGGGTCCTTCCTAAACTTCTTTTCTGGCTGAATCATTTTATACTTCGGAATATATTCAATAATTGAACTTCTATCATCATCTTTCAATGAAGCCCATTTCTTTTTTAATTTTTCCTTATCACCAACTTTCTTGTCATATAAATCCCAAAAAATATCAAACGATATATTTATTTCTTTTATTTCCTTTCCTTTTATTTCTTTCTTTTCCTTTATAGCAGACGTTTCAAAATATTCCGTAGGCATTTCGCAGCCATTATTTTTACAAAATACTGGTCTATAATCAGTTGTATCAGGTCCTTTTGATGAATTACATTTTTTACATAGAGGCTGTAAGTTATCTAATCCATCACTTCCACCTTGATAAATAGGTTTAATATGGTCCTTTACTATATCATCATTACTGCCGCATTTAACACATCTATTAAAAAATGACTTCATTTCTTCCCATTCTTCTTTAGTATGCTTACCTTTTCTTCTAGCTTCTGCAAGCCTTTCGCTTCTTTTTACTTGATTATCAGAGCTACCCCATTTAGATAATGCGTTAACTCTTGCCTTTGAGCTTTTTTCACTTCTTTCTTGTATTCTGCTTTCAATTGATTTACTGCTAAAAAAATCATCATTAATTATAAATAAATCATAATCATTTAAAATAGAAATAACAATATTAATCTCGCAACGTAAATCATAGGCAATTCCTTCGTAATCAAGCATTAACTGGTTTGAGTTATTATATAAATCTTCAACAATTGACCAAAATATCCCATAACCAGTCATTCCATGATTCCTAAGCAATCTTTTAATTTTCTCATCATTTCGGCAATTGTAATCATGAGAAAAATAATATGTATCTTTCGGCATTTGTAAGTCTTAATCGTTTTTAAAATCGGTTTCCATCGCTTTATTTATCTTATCAAGATTTTTATCAGAAAGATTCATAATCTTATGTATAAAAATTGAATAAAGTGTTGGATATGGTATTTCAGTTTTTCTTGAAAGCCAAGCCAGAGTCCTTTCTTCTGCTTCTAAATGAAGTAAAATTTTGTCTTTTACATTTTCTTTTTCCATAAATATTTAATTAAAGCACAAAGTAATAACTAATATTTTTAATTACAAAATTTATTTTTTCATAAATTTATTTTGTTTTCTCATTAATTTAATTAAATTTGCAAATGGAAAATAGGGAAATGATATATGACTTGGCTAAAAAATTAGACCTGATAATAGAGGTTACAAAAAATGGAGAGTATTTAGGTAAATATAAATTTATAAATAACAAACTACATAAACTAAAAGAAGATGAGAAACTCAACGATAATAGTCAAGAAAAAGAGATGCGTTAGATGCGGAAATATTGATTATCATTTTTCAAAAAAGATGTGTAAGCAATGTGCTACAATTGAATCTACGCAAAAAAGAATGGAAGAATTTGAAGATGATGGAGAAAGCTTTCAAAATTTAGTTTCAGATTTAGACCATATATTCAGCCAGTACATAAGATGTAAATATGCCGATAAAGAAGGTATGGTAGAGTGTTATACTTCTGGTAAAAAGATGAGATGGCAAGAGATACAATGCGGCCACTTTATTCCCAGAGCAAATCTTGGCACCAGATGGTTGGAGGCAAATTGTAGGCCGCAATCAATGGAAGAAAATTATTTTAAGATGGGTAATTTAGAAGAATTTGAATACAAGCTAGATGCAGAAAACAATGGCGTAGTAGATTATTTGAGAGAATTAGCTAGACAAGTTGCGAAGCCTACAAAAGAAGAATTGAAGTCTTTAATTATTGAGTATAGATCAAAGTTGAACCTAATAAAAAAGAAGTTTAATTAAATTTATTTTTTTAATTAAATTAATTAAATTAATTTTGTACTCAAATATTAAAAACACATAAAAATGGCAAGAAACATTAGTCCAGATTCAGTATCAAGCAAGGTATCAGAACTCCAAGTAGGAGAAAGTTTACTATTAGAAAACCCATATACGTCTGTAATGGTTATGGTTTCTAATCTAAAAAGAAAAGAAGAACACAAAAACAAAGTATTTAAAATTAAAGCAAACGATAAAAAAACCAATGTAACTAGAATAAAATAAGTATTATGCACATACAAACCATCCACTACACCAGAACATTTAATTTAGGTAATTATTCATCAGAAAAAATAGGAGTTGAGTTTGCGTTGAATCCGGGTGAATCAGCAGATAAGGCTCTTGATAACGCAAGACAACTGGTTGAAGAATACCATAAAAAAAGTGTTAAACAGATTGAAGAAGCTGGACTTTATTTTGAACAAGATGAACCAATTGTTGAAAAAGTAATACCAACACAATCAAAAAAGACACTAACAGAAAGAACAAAAGAGTTTATTAATTCTTGCACAACAAAACAGGAATTAAAAGCTTGGGAATTAATGTGTAAAAACAATCCTGAATTGCTGGAATATTATAATAACAAACTAAACAACCTTTAATTATGAAATGGAATGAAACACTTATTAGATCAAGCTCTGTTGGTTATTTAATGACTGAGCCGGTAACTAAAGCTGAAAAAGAAGCTGGGCTTCTATCTAAAACCGCACAAAAACATTTAATTGAAGTTTATATCGCTGAAAAATATGGCAGAAAGCGAGATATACAAACAAGGCAAATGAAGAAAGGCGTTGAAGTTGAAGATGATTCAATTGAGCTTTTAAATAGTTTTTGGGAAGTGGATTATAGTAAAAATGAACACAGATTTACTAATGATTACATATCAGGGCATCCAGATATAATAACTGTTAACCCGAATAAAGTTATTGATATTAAATCAAGCTATGACCTTTGGACGTTCTTGGGAAATATTCCAGATAAGCTTGATAATTTGTATTACTGGCAGCTTCAATCTTACATGTGGCTTACAGGTGCTACTAGTGGACATATTGCGTACTGTCTTGTAAATACACCATTTAACATTGTTGAGCAAGAGAAAAGATACTTACTTAATAAGATGAATGTTGTTTCAGAAGAAAGCCCAGAATATGTAAAAGAGTCAATGAAACTTGAGTTTAATATGACATTTGATGATATTGCAGTGCCTGAAAGAATATTAATATTCAATGTGGAAAGGAATGAAGATGATATTCTAAAGATTCAGCACAAAGTAGAAAAAGCAAGAGAATTTTTATTTGAACTTGAAAACAAACATCTAAATTTCAATAAATGACCGGAGCTAATATCATAAATGCAATCCAAAATCTAAAAATGGCCCAAGAGCAATTAGAAGATTTTTGCAGGGAGTTTCCCAACTCACAGGGAGAAAGGATATTTAAGAATTATAGTAAAAAAATAGATTGGATTTTTAATGATATTATAACCCACCCTTTTCTTACAACCGAAGTTAGAATTGGAATTAAAAACGAAATACAAAGTGATGTTTTTGCAGTTCCGGCTATTGTTGAAAAGGTAGCTTTGTTAAATCCAGAACAAAGAGAAATTATAGAATCTACATTAGATGCTATGATAAACGGAGAAGAAGTAAAAATTGTTGATATTAACGAATTAAACAAATAAAAATGGCTAAGAAAAAAGAAAAAGAACTCAACCTACCATCTAATGCACAAGTACTTGATGGATGCGACTTTTGTATGCAATTTGATTATGATGATCCACATGTAATTGGTGCTAGTGAAAGCTCAGATGGCGTAATGGAAATTGTATTGAAGTCTTACATGGACGTTGGTATAACATTTTTATGTCCAACAACTGGGAAGAAGCTAAGACTATTTGCAAGGCCATTATCAGACAAAGGCAGACAAATTTTAGAAATGCAAGCAGAAAAAGATTAATAACCACAAAACCAAAAAAATGAAAAAGCTAATAACAACCACACTAATCATTATTTTCTTAGTAAACACTGCAATGTCACAGATATTTGATGGCATTAATTTAAAAGAAGATAGGAATCTTTTATTATCAAAGTTAAAAACAAAAGGATTTACTTTTGATTACGCAGCAGGTGAAACCACAAAACTTTCAGGAGAATACGAT